TTACAGAATACAGAAGTCCTGGAGCGTGAAGATGGTGTTAGGGAGTTTGATGTCAACAATTCAGATGAAGTAGTGCACGAAGAGCACAAAACTATTTCATTACCAAAAGAACAGTACGCAAGTGATAGAGTTCAAGAATACGACCATTTTGCTGAAGAAGCTCGAAGGGTTCAAGATTAGTAATGAACCTCCAAAACCGAATGTGCTTAAGTAAGGAGTCATACAAAAGTAGGGAGCAAGCCTTGAGTGTCATTAAGCGTGCTCGGAAGTACGGTGTTGACATCAGCAGTAATTTGAATGTGTATAAGTGTCCATTTTGTTCACAGTTTCATATAGGACATAGTAAGAGGAAGTAAGAGGAAGTAAAATGAGAGATTTGAAATTCAGGCTTCGAGATAAAGATGACAAAATACTTGGATATGAACATCAAAGAGACGGTAGATGGTTTTACACTCTTGATAACGTTAATCATTGGTTTGAAGGATTCAAATATCTTAATCAAGTAAAATATCGAGATCAGTTTACTGGCTTATTGGACAAGAATGGAAAAGAGATTTATGGAGGGGACATTGTAGCAAGTCCGGTGTATAGATATAACGATAAAACAGGCAAATGGGACATATTTGACCGTTACTGTAACATAGGAGTAGTTAAATTTGGAACACTTAAATATAGCTCGCATCAAATGGGAGCAGACGATAGGTATGAAATGATTGGCTGGATTGTGGAATATAGTGGAGTCAGACAGCCGTTGAACTCCGGTGTTGTTAATATCGGTAGCATCTATGAAAATCCGGAGCCACTGAATGACAAATAAATCCAAAATTATTGCCTTAATTGGTCCTCCAGCGAGTGGGAAGACAACTTTGTCTTTGAATCTTGTAACTCAACTTAAAGTTAAAGGTAAGAATTCTCAGCTTATTGTAGAATATCCAAGGACGTATATAGAAAGATTCGGACATCCACAGCACATTTCAGAACAGATGTTGATTTTTCTTAATTGGAACAGACTATTGAATCAAGCGATAAGTATTGGTTACGAGTATATAGTTTGCGATAATCCAGTATTTTGTGCGTATATTTACGGCCTAATGAGGGCCGATACTTCTTCTTCAAAAGATAGGATGTGGATACTCGAATTATTGGATATGGCTCTTGAATCAGTCAAAATGTATAATAAGATTTTTTACATAAAACCCGGTAAAGAGTTTGAGCTTCGAGACAACTTAAGGCACTCAGACAGAAGAATTCAGAAATCGATTGACTCGAAGATTAGAGGATTTTTGGACTTATATAAAGTTAACTATGAGGAAATAGAGAATAAAGACTTAAAGAAAACTACGGACGAAATCTTGAGGAGGATTTAATGAGCGCCGATAACGGAATTTATATTTTACAATCTAAAGACGGTTTTAGAGTTGCACATGCTCAAGCAATCGAGAATATTTACTGGTGGCCGAAGTTTGAATGTGACTGCAGTAGTAAAGAGGTTCTAGAGAGTGTAAATGAGGAAGGCTTTAGCCAGGATGTGTGCAAAAGTTGCGGGGGTAAAATAGAATGGGAAGATAGAGGAGTAATTAATCCTACTATCCTAAGTGAGTATTTTGGGAACAGTAAGGTATTTGCAACTAGAGAAGAAGCTTTGGCTGAAGCTGATCGGTTGTATAGAGATATTTTGGATGGTGAATGTCCAATACTTGAATATGGTATTAGTTTTATCAGGGGTTGGGAAGTTACAGAATTTCCAAAGGAGTCTTGAGATGGATGATAGTTTGCGTGAGTTTGATTTTATCAAAGCCGAAGATACTATTTTTATTCGAGCTGAAGACGTTTTGAAGATTTTAGGGTTAAAAAGAATCTTTTCTAACGAGGATATTTTAATGCTGGGTAAGACTTTTGATAAGTATTGCAGAGAAAGTGAGAAGTAGACAATGTATAAATGTGTAGTTACTTCTGGTTATTTCAATCCAATCCACCGTGGGCACCTACTATTGTTGAAGGCAGCTAAAGCATTAGGAGATCACTTGGTTGTTATAGTCAACAATGATAAACAGGTTCAGCTAAAGGGCAGTATTCCCTTTATGGATGAAGAAGAACGTTTGGATATAGTTTCGGCTATTCAGTATGTTGACAATGCAATTCTTTCTATTGATGAAGATAAAACTGTTCGTAAGACTTTGGAGAAAGCATTTAGATTGGGCGACAGCACGATTAAATTCATCTTTGCAAAAGGTGGCGACAGAACACTTGACAATATTCCGGAAAAAGAAGTGTGCGAAAGATTGGGAATAGAGATGGTATTTGGCGTTGGCGGAACGGAGAAGATTAATTCAAGTTCAGAAATATTAAAAAGAATAAAAAGAATAAAGGAGTGTTAGATGTGGTATTTTAGAGTTGTAATGGAGATAAATGATCCGACAAACAATAATCGAGAAGACGAAATAGCTTTGTTTCTTAACAAGTTGCTTGAGCCTTATTTTAACGTAAGCAAAATAGAGTGTGATAGAGACTTTCTAAGAGAGCAACAAGACAACTTACCTGTATAGGAGATTTATGAACAACCAACTAGAATTTAAAGAGGAAGCTTTTGTAGTTAATTTACGTCAAGGAATTTACCCCGTTTACCGGTTTTTGGACGGTAACGTTATGCGTAGAAAAGACTATGATGATCGGGTTTGGGAAGGATTTAGCTTTTACAGTAAGTATGACCACTATTTACAGCAATTCGGAGAGAACTGTAGTATTGAATCACAGACACGAGTTGTAAAGACTTTAGAAGAAGCAAAAGAAGCTTTGAAGGAGTTGAAATTAAAACAAATAGCAGAAAAAGAGGAAGAGTTAGAGATTTTGAGGAGAAAAATAGAGGAGTGATAGATGAGTGAAGATATTGGACTTATTAAAGACTCAGTAGGTGTAATACCCAAAGTGGCATCCAGTAAACACGCACTCGAAGAGATTTTGAAAATAGCAAAAGATAAGAGAAGCCATATAATGTTGGTGGACTGCAATAACTGGTTAGAGTTGAAGATGAAAGTTATTAGGACTTTAGCAAGAAGAGGATTAAGGATAAAATAAAAAAGGGAGAATAAAATGTTCGGAAGAAAATATAAGGAGTTGAACAAAGAAGTAGCAAGTATTAAGGAGCAGTTAAACACGTTAGGTAAATACGTCAGAGAGAATGCAGAGTGTCCGTATATTGGAGAAGTATTTCCAGGTAAGTGTTATGGCTACTACCCCTCAACCTTTTGGTTTAAGTTTAAGGAATGTGACATTCTTGATAGGATTGATGGGTATACAAAGATTAGTTTGGACGTAGGCTACTCTTCAAAGAACCAAGAATGGATTCCAAATACACGCATTCTTTATTATTTGGACATTTACAAAGAACGCAAGGCAAGTATTGAGAAACTTGTTAAAACAAAGAGTGGGTAATCTAAGAAAACTTAAAATTATTGAGACCAGGACTACTATAATAGTAAGATAGGAGGTAGTAAAAATGAAATTGTATTACAAAGGTAAGTTTGATGCTGCACATAGATTGCATGATATTTTTTTGACACCCGAAGAAAATCAGCAGGCTTTTGGTCAATGCGGACAGTTACACGGTCACTCTTGGATTGTGATTTTTGAAGTAGAAGGTGACAATTGTCAAAATGGAATGCTTATTAATTTTACAGAACTTAAAGCGTTAATAAACACTTTTGATCACAAGTATATTAATGAGGTTGTTGACTTTCTTCCGACTGCTGAAAATCTTGCTCATTACTTTTTGGAGAGGCTAATAGAAAAAAATATTTTTAACAGCATTAAGGTGCAGATTTGGGAAAGTGATCATGCTTATGCTGAGGATAGTTGGAGAAGTGAGTAATGTATAAGCTTATTCAAAGAGAAGAAGGCGAATATACTTGCGACACTTGCGGCAAGAAGTTAAATTTTGCCGAAGAACAAATAGGTGTTCCGATCACAGTTGAGTTTAGCTATGGGCATTACTTGGACGGTACAGATGTTCATTTTTGTTCTGATGAATGTTTGATAAAGTATATTGAACAAAATAAGGAGAAGAAATGAGTGATAAAGTTAAACGTAATTTTCCAAAGTTACCGAAAAATTGGGGCAAAGTTGACGGGAAGGATTTTGGTAAGACAGTATTAGATGAATCAGCCATTCGTTCTATTTTAGAAGGAATAGGTGAAGAACCTGATAGAGATGGACTAAAAGATACTCCGAAAAGAGTTCTTAAAAGTTATAACGAGTTTTTTAAAGGCTACAGTCAGAAACCGGAAGATGTCCTAAAGACGACTTTTCAGTGTGGTTACGACGAAATGATCATCCTTCGTGACATTCCTTTTTACTCATACTGCGAGCATCACATTGTTCCGTTTAGCGGGCATGCTCATATTGGTTATATTCCTGGAAAATGTGGAAGAGTGGTTGGGATTAGCAAGTTAGCTCGACTTTTGGACGTATTTGCTCGAAGGCTTCAGATTCAGGAACAGATGACTATTCAAGTAGGAGAAAGTTTAGTTAAGTTTTTGAAACCGAAAGGTGTTGCTGTTGTTGTTCAAGCTACCCATTTGTGTATGACTTCGAGAGGTGTTCAAAAACCTGGAAGCTCGATGGTGACAAGTTTTACCTGGGGGAACTTTCGGAGGGATAGTGCAACAAGAGAAGAATTTCTGAGGTTGATAAAACTGTAAGTATATGAAAACTACCGTAAAAATTCAAGAATCAATCTACATAATACACAGTTGGCCGGGATGCACGGTAATAGAAGTAGACTTTCTGCGGAATAAGCACACTCATCAAATGTTTGTTATTGTAGAGGTTTCCGTTAACCATTCTGACAGAGCGGTTGAGTTCTTCGTTCTTCGTAAGGATGTTCTTGATTTATTATATCGTTATCCGTTAACATCGGCTTATGTGTATAATATCGGCAATCAAAGTATGGAGATGGTTGCTCAAGAATTATTTAACAAATTAACTGAAGTAGGTTACAGTGTGGAATCAGTCGAATGTAGTGAGGACGGAAATTTTTCGGGTAAAGTAACAAGGGACTAACAACAGTTAAACAAGCCATAATAACCTAAAAGGAGGAACACAAATGGCAAAGGACGCAAAAGGTGCAACAGCAGTAAAGGAACCAAAGGTAGCAAAGGAGAAAAAAGTAACAAACGCAAGTGCAATTCTGGTAGCTCTTTTAGAGGGTGCTTCAAGTATTGCGGAAATTGCTCAGAGAGCAGCAACAGCTTTAGGACATGCAAATCCTAAGAAGCTTGAAAATCAGGTCAAAGGCCTTTTGAACAATATCAAAAAAGGTAGTTCGAAAAAATGGACTGCCTACAAGGTCTCAGAAATTGAGGGTACAGTTAAGGTTGAGAAAATAGCGTAGTTAGAGTTGCTGTCAGGCAGAGAACTTAACAGATTTTCTGCCTGACAGTGTTGTGCTTACGGAGAACTTTTGGTATGAGAGTCTTTTACTTTCCCTTAGAACAAATCACTCAGCGAATGTATTCCACAGTTTATCGAAAGATGACTGAAGCGTTTGAGAAGGCAAAAGTGGACTACGAAGTTATTTTGCCGGCTGTTAATCCACTTCAGATTGATAGTGGGGGCTGTGTAATGTCCGGAGCGGGTCACTGTCAATGGTGTCTTGAGCAGATGGCTATATTTATGTCCAAACTTCGTTCGGGAGAAGTAAAAGATGGTGATATTTGTTACTTTGATGACTTATGGTTTCCGGGCTTGGAATCAATCTTCTACACCCAGGAGTTAATGAATTTACGGATTGGAGTGTATGGATTTTTGCATGCCGGAAGTTTTACATACTTAGATTTTGTGTATCCTATGCGTCTTTGGGCACGTAATTTAGAGAAAAGTTGGATTACGGCGTCTTCCCTCATTTTTGTTGGTTCACAACAAACCAAAACAGACATTTACGATTGTGGTTTAATAGATGATTGCGAACATGGATTGGATAAAATAGTCACAACTGGTCTTCCCTTTGAAGTTCCAAAAGATTTAGTAGATAAGTATTCTGAAGAAATTCTCCATAAAGAAGATAATGTGATTTTTCCGCACAGAGATGATATCGATAAAGGTGTTGACGATTTATTACGATTGATTTTACTTTTAAAAAAGAAAACAGATAAACCAATTAAATATGTCATTACTTCTGGTGGTCGGCCTACAAGACAATCCACTCGAGCTCTTTTTGCTAATTTTCCGGAAGTTGAATTTAAACCCGATTTAAGCAAAGATGAGTATTACAAATTGTTAGCTAAATCAAAAGTAATGTTTAGTGCAGCCATTCAGGAAAACTTTGGAGTATGCACTCAAGAAGCACTCGCATTTGGAGTTTATCCTGTTTGTCCAGATAGAGTAAGTTACAAGTATTTATTGCATCAAAATTTTCGATATTGTAATTTAGACGAGGCTGCTGCTATGGTGTTGAGAGGATTTGATCAAAGTTATACTACTCGTAAAGATTTTGATAAGTATTGTCATCATCCTTATAGCGCCGAACTTATAGTGTATAATATTTTATTAAACGAAAGAAGATAATGGAAACCTATCATCGTATTTGTATAAAAGATTACGAAATAAAGGATTCTGAGGGTGCTACTCTTTCCCTAAAAAGAGGTAACGAGTATGCAACTTCGAAAGAAGAAAAGGGTGAAGTAGTTGTATTTAGTAACTATTGGGTAAACGTTCCAGTAAGCATTTTTGCAGGTGAAGTTAGATTTACTTAGGAGGAAGAATGGATAAGCAAACATTTACTTTAAAATCTGAACATATTAAACTCCTTTCTCGTACTTGTGTTGGTTGGGATGATTGTGAATTTGGAGCACCGGAAATCGACCCCAAACGTCCTTATGGCAATTCGGATGTTTATCAGGATATGTTAGAGATTTTAGGCCTTAAAGAGTTAAGGAGTGGAGTATTCGAATTTAAACTTTTTGGCAAGAAATGGTTGTTGAAAGGTGAAGACAAGTATAACATTTATCTTGAAGGCGCCGATGAGGAAGACTTGATTGAGAAACTTAATGAGTTACATAAAGAACTCGAGACTGCACTTCAGATAGTTTTAAGTACTAGAAGTTTTAAACCTGGAGTATACGAGGCAGAAGAGTATACTGATGATTGGAAGTTGGGGAAATGACAAAACGTGAACTGACTTACGAAGAGGTTTTGGATATTATTGAATTTGAAGATAAATGCGGTGTTCAAAACTTGATTCAGTATTTATTTTCCGAACGAGACAAAGCTATTTTAGGAAAGAATGTAAAAGTTGTTGCGGAGATTGACGAAGAGGGGTGCATAGGCAAGTATGAGGTAGTTGAACTAAAGGAGAAAGACAATGTGGTCAAATGACAGCAATCCAATAGATAAGTTAGGAAAAGTTACATACATTCCAGTTCTTTATCAAATTCAACTTCCGGGTACTTGTGCTCCGATAAACGGAAAGACTTTAACCTTCTGGACTGACGAAGGAATTTATAAATATCCTTACTTCTTAGTAAACGCCCACCACCACAAGGATAGATACAAAGAATCTCATAAAGAAAACATTCTTAAAGATTCAGTAATTTTTGGTGATTCCGGTGGTCTTCAGGCAGTCACGCTTGGTATTGGAAAACCAGATATTGCTGAACTTACGAAGTGGCAGGAAAAGAACTGCAGTATTGGTTTTGGATTTGACGAGCTTCCTTTTAAGACAGATGTCCGAAAGTTAACTGGTTGGGAATTTGACGCGGAGCACTTTACTGAGTACGCTCAACGTTCGTATAAGAATTTAGTTGTTGCCCTCGATACAGTAACTAATCCAAACTTTAAACTTTATGGCATCATTCAGGGTCGTAAATTTTCTGAGTATAAACAGTGGTTTGACATTATCAAGAAAGCAGGAGTAGACGGTTATTGTATGAAGTCACCTTCAAATAATCCAATAAACGTAGCAGAATCGTGTTTATTTGCCTATCATAACTTTAACGACGGAACGCCACTTCACTTATTGGGTATGTCCAACTTTACTAAGACTTTTATCATCTACTATTTTAGTCAGTATTGGAAAGGCAAGATTACATTTGATGCAAGTACATATCAACAGGGCGTTCAGTTTAGGACTTACGTTCATCCAACTTCTCCCACTCTTAAGATACGTTACACTTCAGAAGGAACTGAGAAGATGAATGAAGATTCGATAATTTATGAAGACATACACGATTTAAGTTTCTGCGGTTGTGAAGCTTGCAACTACTTGACTCCCGAACAAGTAAAGGGGATGCACAAGACTAATGACCCTCGATTTGGATACTTGATTGCTCTCCATAACTTCATCAGTATGGATCGAATGTTTAAATTTGTTGCTCAAATATGCCACAATAAAACTGCAATGCGTCAACTTATTAAGGGTGTATTTAGAGACTCAAATGCTGAAAGAGTTTGTGCTGCTTTTGACGTGATTGATGAAGGAGTTAGCAAGGGTTACGATTACATTAGTGCAAAGTATAAAGCACTCCTTTCAGAAAATGTTGAAGTAGTCAAGCAGAGAACGATTATGGATTTCGTGACGAAAAATGAATAAACTGTGTAAAAAAGATAAAGATGGAGTTTGACACTACAAGAAATACATCCCCCGAATTTCCTTTTTATGATCAAAATTATGAAAAAGGTTACATAAAGGGTTGTGTTCTTGACGCTAATTTAGGATGCAAAGAATGTATATGCAAAACTTTTTGCCTTTGTAAGACAGAAAGTAAAGGAGGGTAAGATGGAAGAAGTGAAAGTAGTGAATGATGCAAAGATAAACGAACAAGAACTTGAGGATTTGGGTTTTACAAAAGTAGCTAACGACTTAAAGAAAGCAAAGGAGTTTGAAAGAAAGTGCACCATTGCTTATGAGCATTTTGCGCGAAGAGTATCTCGGGAACAGATAAATGATTTTAATAAAAAGTTAATGGATTCTACAATGAAGGAATACAACTATCAACGAATATATGACAAACTTATATTTACGGACATTTCTGACTATCCAAAAATACCACCCGTCAGTGTTTTATCTGCTTTAAGGGATGCACAAAAGTTGGATGTATTTGATTATTTTGAGGTTGGTCACATTCAATCATGCACAGAGAAGAAAGATCCTATTTTGTTTGGGTGTATAAACGGTTGTCCGGATAGATTTTTTATTGGACAATGGGACAATGACGTTAAAATTGAAGATTTACTTAGTGCGGAAGAGGTTAACGTAAAAATTGATGGCATTCAAATCTAGACGAGAAGGTCCAAAACCTTTAGATACTGACAACTTTAATCCTAATACAATGATGTCTATGAGTATGTTTATGCCATTGCCCATGCACGATTTTGTGTTTAGGGGTAATGAATCTGTTGATTTAAGGGTTGCAGAAAAAAGAATTGAACACTGGAGAAAGAAGCATCCTGAGGATTTTGAAGCTTTGAATACTTTGGAGAAGAAAGCGTATCCCGAAGGATTAGAAGTTAAGAAGATTGAACCAGGTCAAAATGATACGAGAACTTCCGGTCAAGTAATACAAGAACTGGTAAATTCGTGGAATGACGCATTCTTTCAAGTATTAACTAAGAAGGTTATGAGAGTTGAAAAGAAACGTACCTAAAAACTTAGATGAATGTTTGGAACAGTTGAAGAAGGACACTCCTAAGAAAGAGTTAGAGAAGTTTAAGAATCTTTCGGAAACTGACGTCTGTTTGTATCACCACGGTTGTGGAACCAATATGAGAAATAGTTGGGGTTTATGGTCTAAAACTTCTCCATTAGTTAAGTATTTTAATTCTATTAGTATCTTTCACGCTGACGATATGTCATCCATAATCTTCAAATCCTTTCATAGATACTTGAATGATACAGACTTGAAGTTAGATGAACAAGTAAAGTTTTATCAAGACTACTGGAGAGCTGAAGGATTCAAAGATGGCAATCCTTTGAACGACTCGAAAGACAACTATAGGAAACCTAAGAATATAAGGACTGTTAACGTAGGTAAGTATACGTTGGAGGTGCATGATGGCGGAAGAATTAAGAAATCGAAAGAAGAAAAAGCCAACAGTTAAAGATTTGGAAGAAATCTTAAACTCTCCAGAAGGAACATACAAGACGTATGTTAAGAAGGACGGAAGTTTAGGTTCAAGAAAAGTTCGAAAACCTAAGAAAGTTAAGTGTTGCGACAACGGATATTTTGGTCAAAAACACGATTGTCAGAAGCAACTAGGAGTTTAGATGACGAAAACTACTGATATAGTAAGATGGCTTTTGACTGCAGCTCTTTTAGTTTTAATATGGCTGGATGTAAAATGGGCGTTGTACTTGACGGTAACTTTGATGGCTATCGCAATAGAGCTAAATAGTCTTATACACAAAGGATAAATGAGCATAGAAAAGCAAACAGTTAGCTCTTCAGTGGCTTCAAATAAACAAAAACAAGTAAAGAAGCAATTAATCAAAATTATTAACGATTCCGAGTTAGTTTCTTTTGAACTAGAAAATGACATAGATAAAATTTGGCTTAGTAGTTCTACGCCGTCGTATATGTATACAGGTTCAAAGACGCTAACTTTAAGACTACGAGATTACGGAAAAATAAAAAAAGTTTAAGAGATGACAATCAAAAACATAAGAGTAAAATTTGACTTAGTAGGTGAACTACTTGGTAGTGAGAGCTTAACGTATCTTAGGATAAAGGATCAGTATGGAACAGAATTTTGGGGTGTTATTGACGATTACAGAGAAGTCGATCATTTAGATGAAACAATAGAACAATTTAGAGAACGAGTGTTGGTTGCTTACGAAGTCAGTAATGCTTTGTATGAGATAAAGAAACAAGAAGAATTAGAACCCTGGGAGAAATCAGAGGATTGGTGGAAGAAATGAGTGATTATTTAATCTGTCCACAATGTAAAAGATACGATTCAATGGAACATAGAGGAAATGGATTTTTCTATTGTCTTTGGCAAGATTGTTTATACATGTGCCATATTTCCAAGTATAATGAACCAAAAATAAATTTGAACAGATTTAAAAAGTTTCGGGATAGCTTAAAAGTAAAACAGTCAGTACTGGATTAAATCTATGGTTAACCTGTCAACAATTTTAACGATAAAGAAAGATAATTCAAGTAAGAAAGCAAGCTGTAAATCCTGTCCTTACTTTGATAGAACCTTCGTGCCTTCTTACATTGGCGAACCTGGTGTAGTCTTAGTAGGCGAAGCTCCAGGAGCAGTCGAATCGTCTCCTACGCATCTTACTCCGTTTGTGGGTGAAAGTGGCCAGCTTCTTAGAAAAGTTCTGAGAGAGGTGGGATTTGACGACACTAAGATTAGTTTTTGTAATACTTGTGCCTGTCATCCCCCGTCAAACGAACAGCCTCAAAAGAAAGCCCAAGATCTTTGCGTAAAATCTTTCTTGTTCCCGCAAATTCAGGAATTGCATCCAAAGTTAGTCATATTAGCGGGTTCAGTTGCTCTGAATACATTTTTTCCGAAGGAATCCATAACGGAAAAAGCTGGCAATCTTTTAAGTAACGGACAATACAGGTTTATTCCAGTCTTGCATCCTGCGTATTGCTTAAGAAATCCAACGTCTACTCCGCGATTAAGGAAAGATTTGAAGAAGGCGTATCAGTTTGTTAACGGGACTTTATCATCAAATAAGCAGTATACTTTAGTTAATAGTTTTGAAAAGTTGGAAGAAGCAAGAAAAGTTCTGTTAAACGAACCTTTGATTACTTTTGATACAGAAACGAATGGCAAAGTAGACGTATTTGATCCTGATTTGCAGCTTTGGACAGTAGGTTTTGGTTATGAAAGAGGAAAGGCTTACTGCTTTCCATATGACCATCCGGAGTTAGTAAATATTCCGTTGAAAGAAGCAATTCAGAAAACAGTAAAAGAAATATGCGAATCGAATGTTAAGAAAGTAGCCCATAATGCTATTTTTGACATTATGGTGTTAATGAAGTTTGGTATTATACTAAAGAATTTAGTAGCTGATACAATGGTGATGGCTTTTCTACTTGACGAGAATAGATATTCAATAGGACTTAAACAGCTTTCAAGTGAGTATCTCGAAGGGTATATATTTGCATGGTCGGAGAAGCTATCCGAACTAGCCCCGTATAATTGTGAAGATTGTGATAATACTTTGGGACTATTTGAACTATTTCTTCCTCAAATCAAGCAACATCCCAAGATGCTGGACTTGTTAAAGAGTGTTATAGTTCCAATGCTTCAGGTTATTGTTGACATGGAGATGTTAGGCGTTTACATCAGTCCGGAAGTAAGCCAAAAGTTATCCAAAACTTTGAAGAATAAGCTTGAAGGTATTCGAGAAGCGATTGAAGAGAAGTTTCCAAAATCAAAGGGAGTCAATCTTAGTTCTCCTAAACAGGTAGGCGAGCTGTTATTTACTAAGTTAGGCTATCCAGTTATAAAGAGAAGTGAGAAGACAAAGGTTCCCTCCACTGACGACGATAGTTTGACAAGTCTTTCGAGGCAGAAGTATAAGTTAGCTAATTACCTGTTAAAGATTAGAGAATACGAGAAGTTAATTTCCACTTATGTGGATAAGTTGCCAGAGGTTCGGAAGAATGACGGACGAGTGCACTGTAGCTTTAACATTTGCGGAGCGAGGACAGGTAGAATTAGCTCGAGTAATCCGAATCTACAAAATATTCCGAGAGACAAGACTGTTAAACAAATGTTTCAAGCAAGTGAAGGATTTTTATTGTTAAATGTAGATGCAAGTCAGGCAGAACTTAGGATAGGTTGTTCTGTTGGCCAAGAAGAGAATATGATTCAAGCATATCAGGAAGGAGTGGATGTGCATAAACTGACTGCTTCGAAAATATGGAACATTCCAATAGAACAGGTTACAGAGAACCAAAGACAGGGCGCCAAATCGTGCAACTTTGGCTACCTTTATGGTGCTTCCGCCGAGGGTTATCAAAGAGTAGCTGAAAATGACTATGGTTTAAAACTTTCGTTGGAAGAATGTATAGATTTTAGAAAGAAATGGTTTGAAACATATCCTGGTTTTTTATCTTGGTATGATAGAACAAAGGAGCAGTTAAGAAAGAACGGGTATATTGAATATCCAACGGGTCGATTTAGACGATTTCCGGAAGTAAAAGGATTAGTGAAGATACCAGATGATGTCTTTAGACGGGGTGTTAATTCGCCCGTTCAGGGTAGCGCAAGCGATGTGGTTCTTTTTACAATGGTTCGTTTAAGTAACGTTATAAAGAAGTATAAGTTGACTAATGATATTAGAATCATTATAACAGTTCACGACTCTATAGTTTTGGAGTGCAAACCGAAAGAAGTTGGCACTGTAAGGACTGAGATGGACAATATTTGCAAGAGTAACATTCCTAAGCAGTTTCCGTGGTTAAAGGTTCCAATGATATTTGATTTTGCTAAAGGATTGAATTGGGGAGAGTTGGAGAAGATACAGAGTTAAAGTAAGTAAAGCAATGCTAGTAACGTAATAACAACTAAAGGAGGAGTAAAGATGGCAAACTATTTAAAGGTATCAGCAGTTCGTAATTTAATAAAAAGTAAGGAAAAAAGATGCTCCAAAGATTTTATTGAGTTACTGGATAGGGAAGTTTACATTATTGTTATGAAGACTATTGAAAATAATAAGGCAATGACACTTAAGGAGATCCTAAGATAGTGTATAACGCTCAGTGTGGTGACATATTCTTAACAGATAGCAATAAGATTGGACCACGGATTGTCAAGTTTCTAATGACTGCTCCAACAGTTTGGCAGTATATTTGGAGATCAATCAGAGGAACTCAAGAAAAAGTCCGATACTACCATGCTGGAATGATCTTAAGTAACGAACAACTAATAGAACAACAGTGGAAAGTCCAATATGCAAATACATCAAAAATTCTACCTTGGACTGTTATTATTTACAGGATGAAACACTTAACAGAAGATCAACAGCGGGAACTACGAGATAGAGCAGTAGAGGATATTGGAAAATTATATGATATTCCACAATTGATAGGAAAAACACTAACTTGGTTAACAGGTATCAAATGGTTTGTTGACGTTTTAGGTTCGTTAAGCGAAGACGAGGAAATTTGTGTTACGAGAGTAGCTGAATGGGACTTAAACATGTGCCGATTTGGTGTGTCCAATCACAGTCAGGTAACTACAAAAATTATTGACGAGTATTGTATGAATCATCCAGAAGAATGGGAAGTAGTTTACCAGAATGGTTAACAGGAGATAACAAATGAAACTGGAGTTTGAAACTTTGATGTGTGACATTTGCAAGGAGCGACCGATGGTGGATACGAAGAAAATTAAAGGAGAATGGAAGGGTGTTTGTAATGAATGTATTACTTTAACAACTAAGGAGAACAGTCAGAATGAACGAAAAGAAAACTAGGCCTGAAATACTTGATGGCCATATAAAGAAAGTTCGTGTTGCATGTGGTTCGCTGTTTATTTCCGTGGGTGTAAGTAATAGTCAAGTTACAGAAGTATTTCTTAACGGTTCAAAGTTGGGGGGTTGCCGGGCTAATCAAGAGTGCATTGGCCGTCTGTTATCCCTTGCTTTGCGTCATAACATTCCTTTAGAGGAGATCATCGATCAAACTGAAATGATCCTTTGTCCAGCCTGTACTCGAGCCAAAGCAAAATTAACTGATCCCGAAAAAATAAAGGACTACCCCACAAGCTGTTCGGATGCAGTAGCAAAATTTCTTACAACAATCTTAGATCAACAGAAAAAGCTGAAAGAGGTAAAGAAATGACCGACAACGATGGGAATTGTCACTACTGTGGAAAAGAGACTTCAAGTATTTCAGGAAATCCGAGTGAATGGCCATTAGTATTTTGTCATTCTGACGAGCCTGGAGTGCCCAAGTATCATCACGTAGGTTGTGTAAACCAACGATTAAACGACTTTGAAAAGTTAAAAATCGTCCATAAGCTTCAGGCTGAACTATGCAATGCTGATGTTGCTTTTTGGGGTTCTAACTACAAAGATAACGAGTGGATTGGAGTGGTATTTTGTATTATCTGCAGTGACGTATTTGCCTGGGGTATTGCTGATTGCGAAGAAGCCAGTGACGATGACATCCAGTTAGTCTATAACATTTACAAGAGGTTTGGAGAAGTTGGAATTGACGCTTGGTGTTCCGTCAAACGGGATAATCTTGAGCCGCAAGGTCCGTATTTGGAGAAACACTGGGACTTCTACAAAATTAGGACTGAAGTTGAGAAGATGACGAGGGGAAGAAATGAAATTTAGGAATGAAGAGTTTGATGGTGTAAGAATTTTATGGTCACAGTCACCATTTGAGTTGACTCAGAAGATTACGGATTTTGCATCCGAACATATTTTAGTTGATTTACAGTTTGGGACTAACGCAATTCGAGAAGGGTTACTTGCTGAAGAAAACTTGTATGCTTTGATATTATATAAGAATTTCTAAAATTGCCGGAAAAGGACTTCTACTATATAGTAGAGGGGGTGATAGTAATGAAGTTAGATATGAATGTTGATATACAGGTTTTGGACAAATCTTTTAAGGGCAGTATTAGGGAAGTTCTAACGATTAACGAAGCAACGTTAACGAATGAGTTTGTGGAACAGCCGAGTACCTTCGCATGGTTCGCTGCTCTTTCAGAAATGGCTTCCGCCGAAGTTGAAAGTAAAAAAATGGCTTTATCAGTTTTAAGAGCCAATCTTGATGCCGAAAAAAGAACTGAATTAAGCTCGAGTGGAAAAGTGACCGAATCGATGGTTGATTCAGCTATTGTTAAGGATAAACGGTATCAGGTTGCTCAAACAGAACTAATAGAATCTGAAAGGCAGTTAGGGATCTTAAAGTCTCTTGTTCAAGCGTTACACCAGAGAAAAGATATGCTCATTCAGTTAGGATCAACACGCCGTCAAGAAATGTCTTTGGCTGATTTTTCTATGGACTTAAAAAAGATTCGGGAAAACAACAGGTAGGAGGTCGTATGAAAGTTCGGAATGGTTTTGTTTCAAATAGTAGCTCCAGTTCTTTTGTAATAATTGGTGTTCGGGTTCCGGAAAAAGATCAAAAAAACTTTAAACAGAAGCTTGCAGAAGTAATAAATAAGAAACCTCTTACAGAAGATGACAGCATTTACGACATTCTTTGCAACAGTGGTTTTTTCCTATCCGATGATGGTCCTGGGTACGCTGGTAAAGTTATTGCTGATGTAGGCAGTGAAGACGGATATATCGAGACGTCAGAAGTGGGTATTGAGCAAGCTTGGGAGGAAGCATACAATCTTCTAAGCAGTTTAGGAGTAAAGAAAACGGATATTAAATTAATCTGCGGAACAAGAAGTTGTTAAACTGGGGGTAAAATGAAGGTTGAAATTTTTTTACAAAAAGCTTCTCAAAGGATTACATTTGATAATGCAACGAATACTTATCAAAAAGGTGATTTATTTTGTGTGTATTTGAAGGAAGAGAATAAAGTATACAAGTACCCTATATCAACAATATTTAATATAAAAGAGGACTACAAATAAAAGGAGGAAACAAATGGGATTAAATATGCAGAAGTTAAAAGAAAATTTTGATAAAAAAAGTGAAAGAGGGGACAGATTTAACATTCAAAATGGTGAAAACTATGTAAGAATTCTTCCACCTTCGATTCAGTATTTAACGGAAGAAGTTGATTACATTTGTTACAACTATTTGATGCATTACAGATTAGGAGTAGAGGGTGACAAGCAAGCAGCAGCATGTCCGAAAACTGCAGGCAAGCATCAGAGATGTCCGATTTGCGAAGCTGTTGCAAGATTATACAAGAATGACACAGTTGAGGACAAAGCATTAGCTGGTGATATCAGGGCTAAGAAACGTCATATCTTTAACGTTATCGATTTGAACAATCCCGAAAAAGGCATTCAGATTATGGAAACTGGCCCGAAGCTTTATGAGGATTTAATTGTTTATGTGACTAATCCAAAATGGGGTGATTTACTTGATTTGGACACCGGTAAGAACGTAGTTATTACAAAGACTGACGGAAAGGAATCAGCAACTGGCTATACTGAATATAGGATTACTCCCGACCCCACAAGCTCGTCAGTCCGTAAAGTACTTCCAGAAAACTTCAAAGAACAGATTGGTTTGCTTCAGAAAGCTGTTCCAACTCCTTTAACCTATGATGAGTTAAAAGTTATTTTGGAAGGTGGCGTTCTTGAAACGGCTAAGAAACCAGTAGAAGCTGAATCAGAAGAGAAGGAACCTGAAGAACCAGCAGTTCAGAAATCTGCCCCCGCTGTTAAGACTACTGAGAAGGTTCAAGAAGTAAAGGAACCTTCACAAGGTGGACAGCCATCATGCTTTGCAAAGGACTATGGTCCGCGCAGGGAAGAATGCTTGAAGTGTGGTGTAAAGGCTGCTTGTAGAGAGAAGTTCCTTGAAGTTTAAGAATCGATTTGTTGAATGGTTAGTAATGACTTGTATTTGTTATCCGTATGCATTTGACAAGTACAGTCACGATAGTTATATGCCAACAAAAGATAGGATAGTTCTTGAAAGATGGCTATGGCTAACGTTGGTAAAAAGACATATGTGGACTGTAAAAGAGATTAAACGTTAATAGTTAGCTACAACCCTTGTCTTTGGCGGTGGGGATAATCGTATCGGTTACTTAAGCTCTGACCGGGAGGGCAACTATTTGCGTCCTTTGCTGATGAGAACGGCATGTTGTAAGGTAGATAAAAAACACCGTCCTATATTTACAGGAGACTTAATGGATAAAGATACCACTGAAGAGTTAAAGAAGATTACCGATTGTTACGGTCTTGAGCGTGGAAAAGTATACCTGTTGAGACTTGAACCGAAATGGGATCGTGACACATTACGCGAAATAGCAAGAAGTATCGTAGAATCCGGCAAAAATGTTGGTATTGATTTCATTGTCCTTTCGTTTCATAAAGGTGATGTTGAAATAATACCCAGTGCGGAAGATGCTGAAGAAGTATTGAAGAAGGCAATGAAAATGTTAAAGAGTAGAAAGGATAAATAATGATTGATACTAAGTTTTTGAAATCAGTAGCGGATCAGGTAGAAGGTTGCACATCAGGTCGTGAGGCTAAAGTAGATTTTTGGCTTGATACAGAGAATCATGCACTTAATTACGTTGTATCCGGAGATTACACCAAAGGATTACCGTTTGGCAGGGTTATCGAACTTTTTGGTGAGCCCTCGACCGGTAAGTCATTTTTGATATATCATTGGGTTGCTGAAGTTCAGAAAATGGGTGGAGTTGCAATTTTAGACGACTCCGAAGGTGCATACTCCGAAAGTTTTGGTCAGATGTTGGGTATTGACAATGATGCGTTAATTCTTCTTAGTTCCCTAACAGTTGAAGAGCATTTTGAGAAAGTATTTTTGGGCTGGAAGGATTCTAAAGGAAAGATGAAACCTGGTCTTGTTGATTTGATATGGGAAAAAGATACTAACTGTCCAATTCTTGTAGCTCTTGACAGCTTAGCTCTTTTGTCGACAAGGCATGAACAAGAAGTAATGTTAGAGAAACCGGATATGTCGAAGGCTAAGATGATTCGAGCGGCTTTAAGGAATTCGGCAAAATGGTTAAAACGAGGTTGTCTAGTCCACGTAGTTGCAAATCACGTAACATCTAAGATCGGGGTAATGTTTGGACCAAAGACTACAACGCCCGGTGGTTCCGGAATGCCTTTCTCTGCTTCAGTTAGGTTGGAGTTGGACTATATGGGAAAGATAAAAGAGGACGAAAAAGTTATTGGTGTTAAGTCAAAAGTTAAAGGTTCAAAAAATAGAATATCCGCACCCTTTAAGGAAGCTGAATTGGAAATAATATTTGGTAAGGGCGTAGATAGGTTTAGCGGGTTATTTGAACAGATGGAAAAATATGGTATAATTACTGAGGGCGAAAAGCGTGGTCAGTATTTATACAATAAAGAGATGTTCCATAAAGCAGATTTCAACGACTTTATTAAGGATAAGTTAAAACCTCAGAAGAGTGGTCTTGCTGTTGCTTCCACACCTAAAACTAAACTGGCGTAAGTAACAAAGAAAACGCTTGACACTTGTCCAAAAGATAATACAATACAGGTGTAGATTAGATATAGTATTCTTTGACAATTCGGCAGAGCTAAAAAGCCAAGAGGAAGCGGGCTTGAAAATCCTCGTTAAAACACAAAGGCTCGAAACTGCAATAAAGTAAGGCAGAAGGGAAGTAGAATGTATAAAGTTCGAACAGAACAGTCACAAGATTTTGAATACACTTATACCTATCTTAAAGAGGACGATAAACCTGAAATTAAAATAGGTAATTACGAAGGTAAAATAATTAATGAACTTCAAGATAAACTACACCGTCGCAACCTTCAAATATCCGATCTGAAGAGACAAGTAACATGTCCACTAAGTTGGACAACCATTTCCGATTTATTCTTCAACTCAAATGAAGTTGAAGCTATTGATTGGGAATCTTGTGGTCAAGTTGGTAGTGACGAATTTAAGAAAGTAGTTGCTTCGGCTGTTGACGAATGGTGTTCGATGTATCCAGAAATTGGCAACAGTATTGACCAAGAAAAGTTGGTGGAAGATTACATCAGGAGAGTATAACGTTAATCCATAACACGCCTCAACAGGCATAATCGCCAAGCTTACTGCAGTCCGGATTGTCAGAGAACTTATTTAGGGGTAATCATGAGTGTATTTACGTTTTCAGAAGCTATTGGATATAGAACTAGAATTTCAGATGAGGAGTTAACATTTCTCATTCGAGATCACAATATTACTGAGGATGAAGCAATAAAGATTTTAGCAGCAATGAAGTTTGACAAAGGTTTAACAGATGATATGCAAAATGAATTTTGGTCTCCGGAAGTAAATAATTCTTGACACGTTTACTTTTTCCTATACAATAAAAGAGTGATAAATTTAAGTCAAAGGTAGTTGAAAGGAGGTGTGGGATTTAGGAGCAGTTTCAGGACTGTCTCTTCCTAAAGATTGCTCAGGGTTGAGTAATCTTAAATGTGATAGTAAGAGGTATCGGAGGTTGTAGATGAGTAGTTTAGTTAATGTAGAGCAATACCCCTTAACAAATAGGTGGCTTCCAAAGATTTATGGATTCTCGTTCCGAGAAAAAGTACCCTTCCGTGAGTGTCTTCAAGAATCGTTAATTCTAGAGTGGGAAATGAGATCAAAGGCCCTCTTTGATTCCTACAAAGAACGAACTAATCAAATAGTTGATAAAGATAAGAAAAAGAACAGAATGCGGTCTGAGAGTGTTTACTTTCAGTATTCTCTTTTGCATCGGCTTGAAACAATGATGTTAAAAGACTTCCGTAATCAAGAAGTTTATGTTACGCATACCGATAAAAGGATAGCTGATGTTTCCAAGTGGAGAAGAAGAACGTTATCGCTGTCAGATTTGGCTTATGGCAACGATAATCTGGATTACAAAAACAGTTCAGATACTCTGGACAGGTTTGTTTCGTGTCGTTCGTTTAATGAAATGTATTATACGGAATTAGTTGCTCACGTAGCTAACATTTTGATGGCTCGAAAGTCCGTCTTAGCTGAGATGTTTCTTTATCGGATGCATTTGGAAAAAGACTGGAAGGAGATCAAGAAGCAGTATTTTAAAAGTGTTCCACACAATAAGTTTTATGGCAGAGTGAAGTTAATTAAACGGGTAGTTCAAAAGGAGGTATGTGATGAGTGGTCAGGTAGCAGAGAAAGATCTTCAGTTATGGTTTGATTCAAATGATACTGTATTACAGTCTTTAGCGGAATCATGCATTGCAAATGATCAGATTCCCCTAGAAAACGAGGCAGTATCTATACTGACGTTTCTCTTATTAGCTTGTTGCAAGTGTGGCGAGGCTAAGTTAATGACAGAACGGGATTCTTTTAACAGGAGAGCAAATTTATTTTTAGCTGGACTAGCAAAGTTAGGTTATGGCACAAATTGGTTTATGCGGTATACTACAATGACTAAGATTCCTGGTTTGTTGCATAGAGTTGAAAGGAAGGCTTGTAATAGAGTAGAATATTTAACACGTATATCGACATCAGAAAAGGGCAGTAGAAAACCACGTATGTTTAGGTGCAGTATAGTAAAGGAGATTAAATGAAGCACAATATAAAGGAGGTTCAACTTGGATATAAGTGAGCAGTTATTTGTTGAGATTTGCATCAGGAAGAAACAAATTCAAGGTATTCCGGAAAAGTTTCAACCTATTGTGGAGGAATTTAGGCAGTTTGAATCGGAAGACAGACTAATTTTGGATGTTCCAAAAGATTGGGTTGGCTTGAGAGATGGAACTCTTTTGTCAATGTTGAAAGAGTTTAACGAGGCTATGTATGTTGCTTTGGCTCTTTTTGTTGAAGGTAATGACATAGACGTTACTGATGTTTTAGGTGAGCCGGTTGATAGGTATGACACAACGTTTAGGGGTAAACGTTGTTTTAAGTATGTAAAGAAACGTTTAAGAGTAGCTAAGGTTGTAGATTCAGAGAACAACATCTTTCAGTTGGATGGTTATGAAATAGATTTAAAGTATCCTAATCCCGTTATTCATGTTTTATCGGTGTATTCTGGAGGTTTAAGTAGTGGTATTTGCCTGTCTGATTTTCTTAAATAACAGACAGTTTTTGGCAAGGCAATGCACGGTCATGGCTAGGTGTGGTGTGGCGCGGCTTGGTGCGGCTAGGCGTGGCACGGCGAGGCAAGGAAAGGTGAGGCGAGGTGCGATAGGCAGTAGTTGAATAAACTGCTGACCTGTCGCTAATTTAAAAAATGATTACTGAAGAAGTTTACAAAATACAAGATTACATAACAAAAACATTCCCAACAGTCCGAACTTCCATTGGTCAACCACCGGATGGAATTCGTCTTAGTTCTTTGTTTCCAGAACCAGAGAACAAAGGATTAAAACATATTTGGAAATACGGATCAGCTGATTTGGTGATATTTAGAAACGGTGTTCCAGTATGTATTATAGAACCTGGGGGCAGTCAACATTTCGAAGAACATCAAAGTCTTAATGATCGGAGGAAGTGGAAATTATGTGAAATCAATGATGTAAGATGTTTAAATATAATGAACGGGTTATTAAATGGACTATCAAATAGAAAAGCACATCAACTAATAGGAGGATTCATTTATGGAACAAGTAAAAGTAAAGATTAAAGGAACAGCGGCGTTGTTAATGCAAAGGTATGTGATAGAGGATGTAAACAATACTAAAGCAAAGCGTAAAGATGAAAAACATGACCCCACCGAAGATGCTAACAAGTACCTATACAAAGATTCTAAAATTGGTTGCTATGTTCCTTCTTCTTGGATAGAATCTTGTATTAGAGACGTATCAAAGGAATTCAAAGGTCGTGGTAAAGGCTCTTTAAAATCTGCGGTATTGTCTTCAGTATTTGTTAATGAAGAAAAGATTCCTTTGAACAAAGATACTTACGATGAAATAGACCTTCGTCCCGTAGTTATCCAGAGAAACAGAATTGTCAAAGCAAGACCAAAGTTTAACAACTGGGAACTTTCTTTTACTATTAATTTTAATCCTGATAGACTCAAGAAAGAAGTATTGAAACAAATGTTGGAAGAAGCTGGTCTTAGTGTTGGTATTGGAGATTACAGGCCAAAGTTTGGACGATTTGAACTAATACTTTTTAAGTAATAACTGGGAGATTTTCTTATATGAGCAACGATCAAGTAGTCAAACTAAGTGTTCTTCGGGTAAAGAATGCTATTAGGAACTTAGCTGAGTCACTACATTTAACAACTGATACATGGCAAAAAATTGAATGTTATTTTAAAGTGGAAGATAAAAGCATTCAGGTGGACAACTTTATAATAAAGGATGCTGATAAAGTTTGTCGGCGAAAGAAACCAAGATTGGAGTTAAAAAGACAATGATTACATTAAAAGTATCTGAAATATACAATGCAATACAAGGCGAAGGTCGTTATGCTGGTTATCCAGTTACATTCCTACGTTTGGGCGGGTGCACGAGAAAATGTGCCTTTTGCTTTGGGGTAAAACTGGGTAGGAGAATTCCTTCAATAATGTTAGCTGATAAATATAGTAAACAGCTAAATAAAGTTGCTATTGGGGATATTTTATTAACCTTGGATGATTCCCACAATCTTGTGCAAACTAAGGTAACAAATATTATAGAGCGTGATGTGAATGAATGGTATGAAATTAAAATTGACAAGCATTTGTACTTTGTTACACCAGAACACCCTTTTTTTACAAAAAGAGGTTTAGTTTTGGCAAAGGATTTATTGGTTAATGATATTGTATATCATGTTTCTGGTAGGGAGAAGTTAAAATTTTGGGCAAGGAACTTTAACAATATGAAACGTCCAGAGGTTGCTATGAAACATGGTAATACACTTAGTAAGCACTATAAATCTGGTCAAGTAGTATCATCTTTTGTAGAGTACAACAAAAATGTTTCCTTAGGTGTAATTCCTTCGAGTATAGCTAAGTTAAAGATTAGAGACCCCCAGAGATACAAGGAGATTTGTTTAGCGGCATCTACTAGAATGCTAGGTGAGAATAACGCTTATTTTAAAATGACTCCAGAAGTTAAACAGTTACACAGTAAACATGTAAGCATAGCTAATACTGGATGTACGCGATCAGTTGAAACTCGTAAGAAAATGGGTTTAGCAAAATCTGGTGATAAGAATCCTATGAAGAGACCGGAGGTAGTTCGAAAGAATTTTCTTAGTCATAATAAGGCAATATCGGGTTACGAAACTAGATTTTTAAATATTGCCAATAGGTTAAAAATTGATATCGAATATGTAGGTAATGGTAAGTTGGAAGTTGGTCATAAGTTTCCTGATTTTATACTTTCTAACACTAACAAGTTATGCGAAGTTTACTCAAGTAGCTATCTTTATAAAGGCGGAAAGAGAGTTATAGGTTGCAAATATTTTGAAAACAGGAGAAAGCTATTTAATAAGAAAGGTTATGAAGTTGAATTTTTTGACTTAGATTTAAAAGATAATATTATTTCCGGGCAACTTCTTAAATATATTCATAATGGTAAGATTGTTCAAAGTGTAAGATATATAAAGAGACAAGGTAAGAAGTTTAAATCTTTACATGTTTACAACTTTTCTTGCTCCCCTTATTCCTCGTATATTATTGATAATATGTGGGTACATAATTGTGATACTCAATACCATAGCAACTACAAAGAAGTTGATATCAATGAGTTGGTTATACAACTTCATAGGTTTACCCGGGAAACGGGAATTTTGGTTATTAGCGGTGGTGAACCACTTTTGCACTTTGAAGAATTGAAATTGTTACGGGAAAAGCTACCATCATCAGTTAGATTTCACTTGGAAAGTAACGGGGATTTAGTAGACAACAGTCTGATTACGATTGATGCATTATTAAATATTTTTGATTATGTTGCATTTTCACCCAAGAAACGTGATATAGCCGAAAATTTATCGTTCCTCAGGAATCACATGTGTGATATAAAAGTTGTCACTGATTTGGAAACTACCGGAATGGATATGCTTGAATTTGCAACAATGCTTATGCCCCTGACAACAAAAGACCCGGTAAAGGATTTAGAAATACGACAGAAAGTTATGAAATATTGCTTAGAGCATAAGTTACTGTACAGTCCTAGATTACACGTAGAAGTATTTGGCTATGATAAGAGGGGTGTTTAATGGATAAAGACAGTATTTGTAACAAGTGCAAAAAGAAGGACTATTGCCCTATTCGTCGGGATAATGATAAATTAAGAGATTGCGACCAATATAAAAAGGACGAGTGTTTGGAATGAAAAAGAAAATTCTAACTTGGTCCGATATTGCTAAGTGTAAGAAACAACTGAGAAAGTATAAAGGACATATAGACTGTATTGTTTGTATTCTTAGAGGTGGAGCAGTTCCAGCAACAATAGCTTCTAATATCTTAGATGTTCCTGTGTACTATCTAGAGTTTCGAAGCTATATCGGCACGAAACAATCCAGTACAATAGAATACAAAGATTACTCAGTTGGTAGTTCTATAAAGGATAAACGACTTTTAATTGTAGATGACATCTTCGATACCGGTAAAACTATTGAGTGTGCTAAGAAAGTTTTACAGAGGAAGAAACCAAAATCAATTGATGTTTTCGTATTAGTTACAAAGGATAAAGAGGTACTTTTAAACAAAGCTACAGTAGTTCCATATTCGTATATGTTAACCTGTCCCGTAGGAACTTGGGCTATTTACCCGTGGGAAAATTAAAGGAGGTATAAAGTGAGTAAATTAATCGTTGAAGTTTGTAAAGTAGAAAAAGTTGAAAAACATCCAAATGCTGATAAACTATCTATTGTTCAAATCAAAGGCTGGCAGTGTATCACTAGTTTAAATCAATACAACGAGGGCGACCTGGTAATATTTTGCCCGCCGGATAGCATCATTCCAGAATCTTTAATAGAGAAGCATAATCTTGAATTTTTGAGAAAGAACGGTCGAGTAGGCACTATTAAGCTTCGTAAGATTATTTCGCAAGGTCTAGTTTTAGACATTTCTGACTTACCTAGTTCGGTTAAAGTAAAGGAAGGTTTGGACGTTGCTAGTATTTTAGGTATTACTAAATGGGAACCAACTGAACCACAGTATAGTTGCCAAACTAAAAGAGAAACTATTAAACACTACTTTCTAAAGTGGGTTAACAAGGAGATTACGTTTAGAAGGTTTACTGCTAAATCCTTTGGTTTAATAAAGGACAGGTTGTTTAAACGAAAGAAGAAACTAAATCCACACTTCGATAAGTATACGGATATTGAAAATATTAAAAACTTTCCTAATGTATTTATGTATGGTGAACTAGTTGTTATTACAGAGAAGATACACGGTACCAACTTTAGATGTGGTAATTTACCAAGAAAGTCGAATTGGTTTAATCGGAAAGCTTATGAGTTTTGTTATGGTTCTCACAATGTTCAACTAGGCGGTGGTAGGGGTAAACATTGTTTTTACGGTAACGATGTATATGGTAAGATTTGCGAAAAGTTAGAATTGGACAAGAAACTACCAAGTGGTTATATGTTTTATGGTGAGATTTACGGCAAAGGAATACAGGACTTAACTTATGGTTTAGATGATATTAGTGTTAGATTTTTTGATATTAAGGATATAAAAACTGGAAAGTATTTAGATTACTCTGAGTTTATAGAAAAGACACAAATATATTGTGGATTAGAGGTTGTTCCTGTTTTATACATAGGAACTTACAGTAAGGATATTGTTAAACAATTTACAGGTGGCGAAAGTTCTTTAGCTCCAGATCAATTACGGGAGGGTATTGTAATTCGTTCGATTAAGGAACGTATTGAGCATATGGGTCGAGTAATTTTGAAAAGTATTAACGAGGAATACTTACTAAGAAAAGGTGGAACGGAGAATCATTAAAATGTTGCGAGGAGTAGGCGTTAAAATTAGCTGGGGAAAAGAAGCTCCGTTAGTTTGTGAAAAACTAATTCCAATGGTGAGAATTAGTGCTCAATGTCTCTCTGCTGCTAATTGCTGAAGGAGAGTTTACCAAAATTCGCAGTATTTTACAAAGGAGGTTGTATGGAGGACTTCGGTGAGCTTTGTTTTTGTGTTTTATGCATATCATTACTTGCGCTTGGCGTTATTGGTACTGTAAGAGGGCGCAATGCCCCTACATTTGTTGAAACAAAAGATGGTGTAGTAATGAATTACGATAGTGTGTTTGATAAACGAGTACCTACGGGTTACTATAAATTGGAAAAGATAGAGATAGAAACAGTAGTGAAGAAATAAGGAGATTCCATGAAGATTCGTAATGGTTTTGTTAGCAATTCAAGTAGCAGTAGCTTCATTATTCACCGTTCATACTTAACTCAGAAACAGATTGACGAGTTAGAAAAGTTGTATAATAGTTTAGTTGAAAAAGAAGAATTGTACGATGAAAACGGAGATAACTTTGAAGTAGCAGAAAACTATATATCTTTTAATGCTTACGGTGGGCAAAGTGAATTGCTGGAGATGTTGGAAAGGTTTGGTGTTACAAAAGACAAGATGTTTAGGATCGAGGGGTAACATGAAATTACTTTTTAAAAGATTCTATAATGAACTGAACTTAAATAATTTTGGTGAATACTATACTTATTTACTTTCTAATCCACTAACAAAAGAACCCTTCTATGTGGGTAAAGGTAAGGGTAGAAGATGTTTTTATCATTTAAAAGAAAAGTTGGGACCTTCTACTAATCTTAGAAAGCATTACAAAATAAGACAAATTTTGTCCTCAGGTCTACAACCTGAAATTTCTAGAGTCGTTCAAGGAGTAAGTGAAGAAATAGCATACAGCATAGAACAAGGTATTATGCGATGTTTTGGTACGTTACGGGAAGGAACTGGTCCTTTGTGTAATTTAATGCTTAGTGGGTTTAATCGGAGATATGACAAAAGTATACCGGAAAACCTCACTATATACCAGAAAATAAGTATAAAGCAGAAAGCCAACTGGGCGAATCCATTGTCTATTTATAATGATCCTATATACAGAGCAAAATTTTTTAATCAAAAAGGAGAACGTAATAATAGATATGGTGATCATCGTTCGTATGAAGAGCTTCATGGTCTTGAGAAAGCCAGATTGATTAGAGAAAACCAAAGTAAGAAAAGACGTGGTTCAGGTAACGGCCGTGCTAAATATTGGAAGTTGACTTCTCCAACAGGTGAAGAATTTTTAGTACACGGTGGTTTAAAAAAGTTTTGCCTAGACAACGGATTGTTGCTAAGCGCCTTGCGAAAAAGTGGAAAAAGTAATTTGCCAGTAAAAGATTATTTAATACAACGTAAACGGCATCCTTTGTTTCTAAACACAATTGGATGGCAATTATATGAGATATAAAATAAAAGAAAATAACATAGTGAAAGTATTTAGATCAAAACCTGTTTCGTACTTGTTTAATAAAGTTAATGGAACTATGATTACCTTCGGACCTAACAGAGACACTGATGCTGAGTATTCTCCTTTTGGTCCATTTATTTCAGATATCGAGATAACCACCATCTGTAATAATGGTTGTCCGTATTGTTACAAGAGTAACACATCAGTTGGCAAGAATATGTCTTTAGATACGTTTAAGAATTTAATTACTAAAATAAACGTAAACAATACCCTTACTCAAGTAGCGTTTGGTTTGGGTGCAACTGGTGAAGAGAACCCAGATCTTTGGGATATGTGCAGATATCTTAGATCGATAGGAGTTATTCCAAATGGAACTGTAGCCAGCATCTCAGATGAAACAGCTGGTAAGATTGCTTCTTTATTCGGGGCTTGTGCTATCTCCTACCACGGGGATAAGGATAAGTGTTATAACTCCGTAAAGAGGTTAACCGATAGAGGCTTAACTCAAACAAATATTCATATTGTTATCTATTCAGAGAACTTTGATGAAGTTATGTCTGTATTTAAGGATATTAAGACTGATCCAAGACTATCCGGACTTAACGCTATAGTTATGCTATCTTTGAAACAAAAGGGTAGAGCGGTAGATAACAAGTTTACTACCCTGACACAAGATAAGTTTAATGAATTAGCTCAGTATTTGCTAGGTAATGAAATACGGTTTGGAATGGACTCTTGTAGCAGTCATAAGTATATTAGCTTTTTGACTTCTACAACTAAGCTATCAGAGGAAGAGAAGAAGAGCCATTTGGAGTGTATCGAACCGTGTGAATCGTTCGCTATTTTTTCGTCCTACTTTAATGTTGACGGTTTGTACTATCCTTGTTCCTTTGCCGAAGGTTCCTTCGAAGGTATAAACGTATTGGACTGTAACAACTTTGTTGACGATATATGGAATGGACAGGTTATGACTGAACTTCGAAATAAGTCGTTAGAAAAGAACAGAGAATGTTTGATATACAAGATATAGGAGGTTAAGATGAAAATTAGAAATGGATTTGTTTCAAACTCATCGTCGGCAAGTTTCGTTCTAGAGATTCGAAAAACAAAAGAGGATGTTATTAATCTTTTGTTGAAGGAACTTTCTCACTACTTTAATCGAGATAAGTTTAAGAAACGGTTATTAAAGGCAATTAAGAAGGATGAGGATTATAGGAATAAGTGTTTGAAAGAACAAGCCGAAAATAAAGAAGCAGAAGAGAAAGGTTTAAAGAAACCCCACTGGGGTTTATACGATTGTTGGTTGCCTCAAATAGAGGGTCGGTTAGTTCAATATAATAACCTTCTAAAGAACTTTGACGGCATTTTAGATGCCCAGTTAGTTTTGGAGGCGTTGACATTTTACGGTTATCATCCACCATATGTAAACGAATTGGGCGATTTTTCGATTGGTGGTTGGACTATAATGTGGAACGGGGATGAGGATATGGGTGAGGTTTTGTTGGCGATAAAGACCCTACTCGATTTAAAGTATAGGGATAAAATAACGTATAGATTTAACTTTTACAACGAAGACTAAGGAGGAATAATGAAAATACGATTTGGATTTGTAAGCAATTCAAGTAGTTCAAGTTTTGTAATCACAACAACAAAAGAAAACTTTGACAAGGTACTAGCAGAATCAGATGACTATACAAAAGAGGTGATTGAAGAATTGGGTATTGGCAAAACCACCTTTCTGGGTAAAGAACTTGTGTACCTTTCTACCTTTAGCGACCACAGTGGTAATAGTAATTTTGATGAGATTAGTAATGAAGAGTTGGATTCCGGTGACGAGGGTAGATGTGCTTCGGACGTTTTTGACAAATTTTGTGACAAGTTACGAGGAAATAAAGACGAAGTATTTGAAGCAAATGTAGACTTTTAACTGAGAGGACGTGTAAGTATGACAGTTATTTGGCTCATTTGTTACTTGTTTAGTCATTGCCCCGATTTTGTGCACAATGAGGTACACTTTGCTTGGGCAATTACTTTGGTAATTTGTTTAATTATGGACATATTTTCATGACCAAACTAATCCAAAAACATACCTTCGGAGTTGACAGAGGTATCGAAGTCTTAGTAGATATACTTAATTCTTGTCCAAAGGAAGAACGAAAACGTGCAACAGCTTTCTTTCAGAGATATTATAGAGCTTGAACAGTTGAAATATGTTAAGGATTATGGAGTTAAGATAGCTTGGTTAGAACGAATATACAAATACTACAAGAAACTTTTGGAAGAAGACAGATTGTTTACTCTGAAGGTTAAGGATTTTGGACATAATCTTTTGATAACGCACTTTAGAACTAAACTACGAACTTGGCAACAAAAAGGATATACAGGACCGGATGGTAAGTGGCATAACAAGAGAAGAAATGTTAGTGGACAAAACCATTAGATGAGGCACTATCTTGACTTACGCGATAAAACTGATGTTGTGATTTGCGAAAGTTTAGGACATTTGTGGGAACATTTTACGTATAACTTTTCACCGTATGAATATCGACAATGCAGCAGATGTAGAGTGATTCAGTATAAAGTTGGAGTTAACGTTTGGAAGACAGTTGATATAACAGTGGAGTCAGTATAATGAACAAAGTTGATCAAGATTTAGATTTGATAAAAAGAACATTTTCATTTGATTATGCCACTCTTCCAACGATTAGCGAGATAACAAGTGTCATTCAGGAGGATTCTTGGGGTTGGAGTGCAGACAATAAAAAAAGACGTAATACTTATTCAATACGACAAGAGTATTGTAACTATTCCTTTTCAATACTATCTCATGAATTTATGACAAGTTTGAAGGAACTAGTTAACAAATATAATTTCAAAGATATTCACGAACTTAGTTGCGGTATTGGTTGGTTTACATACTGGTCAAGAAAGTATGGAATAAACACAAAAGAGGCAGTTGATGATTACAGTTGGAAGCATTGTAAGGAATTTTTGCCGTTAGTAACGAAAAAAGATTCCATTCAACATGTAAAAGATAATCCTCAAGTGGACTTATTTATATTGTCTTGGCCATATATGGATGCAGTTGCTGAAAGAATTTGGACATTAATGAAGCCAGGTCAATACTTATTGTATATTGGCGAAGGTGAGGGCGGTTGCACGGCAAACGATACTTTCTTTAGCAAGGTTGCAGGACAGGAGATAGAAGTAGACTCCGATATATCCAAAAACTGTATATCATTTTGGGGAATACACGACTGTCCATATTTGTATAGAAAGGTAAGATGGGTATATGGGTAACCTTTATTATTTAGCTCGAGGAGTTTATATTCCCAGGACTGAAGAACAAATGGAACAGCTTCGTAGACAACTCAGTCTTCAGTTGAACAGTTCAATAAACGACCCAAACTGGATGAACCGTCCGTTAACTCATTTTGATACTGAAATATTTTCTGGTTTACAATCCGGTACTAAGGAATATGAACAGGAGTTTGAACGTGTCTTAAACAATATAGTTATTGTTTATATACGAGATGAGGAAAAGAAGGTTACGTGCTCCGAACAACTCTTAAGTATAGAAGATAACGAACAAATGAAGAAGATAGTTGAATCCCAACCAAATTTTAGAAAGTGGATGCCTCAATCTTTTAACGATTACAAAAATAATGAATGAACAAACACTAGCAGAAAATAATAAGATCTTGGAAATTGTTACAGGAAGTTACTTATACGGAACGAATTCTGAAACTTCCGACAAGGACTATGTTGGAGTCTTTCTGCCATCAGTTCCTTATATCTTGGGCTTTAAGACTATTGAGGAAGTAGACTTTTCTATCATCGACAAGGACGAAAGAGGTAAGAATACTTCAAAGGCTTTAGATCGAAAGTTATACGAGTTTAGAAAGTTCATGAAGCTTGCAATGGAAAATAACCCAAATATTACGGAGACACTCTTTGTTAATCCCGATAACATTGTCTTCTGTAATGATGTTGGTAAAGAACTTTTGAAGAGGCGGCATTTGTTTCCTTACAAGGGATTGAAACAGAAGTTTTGTGGATACGCTTTTGCCCAGAGGCATAAAATGGCAGTAAAGAAGGATAATTTCTTTGACTTACTAAATGCTTTGTCCTATCTCAAGCTTCAGAACTATGGAAGAACTTTGCTAGAGATTGTAGTTATGGATAATCCTCCATACTTTATTAAGAAACAAAAAGATAAGAATGATAACATCAGTTTTATCCAGATTGGTGATCTGAATTTTAATCCAGCTATGCTTGTTAAGACTGCTTTAAAGAAAGTACAAGAACGAATTAATAAAGTGGGTAATAGAGAAGAGTTGTTAACTAAGTATGGCTGGGATGTGAAGTATGGAATGCACCTCGCGAGATTACTTTTAGAAGGGATTGAATTGTTGAAGACTGGCGAGCTCCAGTTTCCTTTGAAAGATGCCCAAGTATTAAAAGATATTAGGAATGGAAAGTGGGAAATGACAAAAGTATTGGACTGGAGTTACGAATTGGAATCGGAAGTGGAAAGACTGGAGAAGATTTCCACGTTGCCGAATAAGCCAAATACTGAAGAATTGGAGAAGTTTACAATTGAAGTATTGAGAAGTCATTTGTTAAGTTAAACAGAATCTATATTGTTTAACTATACTAGTTAGGAGGGGTATGCAGCCAAAATTATTTGAAGAAGCTAAGAAACTTGCTTGTGCAGTAATGGTAAGAGCACACAATCCGTATTCAAAGTATTATGTTGGGGCGGCTATTATTAGTAAGTCAGATTTTATTTTTACGGGTTGCAATATTGAAAACGCTTCCTATGGACTAACTATGTGTGCAGAAAGAGTAGCAATATTTAAAGCGGTAAGTAATGGAGAAGATGAGTTTACTGACATATTTATTGCTACTAGAGACGGTGGCGCACCTTGCGGAGCTTGCAGACAAGTAATGGCTGAGTTTTGTTCGGATGATTTAAACATTCACTTAATAAATACTGTTACAAATGAGATTGTATCAACTACTTTAGGTGAGTTACTACCAAAAGCATTTAGAGTATTTTAATTAAAATAGTTACTAATTGTTCAACTATACTTATATATGAAAAAATTTAATGTTAAGGAATGGTCTGAAGAGAACGAATGGTTAGCCAAAAAGTCGTTTGAACGATTTAAGGAGGAACGAGATGACTTGGCACGTAAAGAAGTATCTGAAAAATTACATCATTGACAACGAGCGTAGGATAGTCCGAGATGCTATTTTGTATAATAAAAAGAATACTGATTCTATGTGGATTCAAGTCCATCCTTGGGAAAAGATTGATTTTGAATACAAATCAAAAGATAACTTTTGTCAGTATAAAGGAAAGTGGTTCATTAGTCAAAAAGATTATCAAAAGAACTTTCCTTCAGTTGTTGGCTTTGGGGGTTTGGTGGAATTACTGATAAAAGGTAGATTGTATGAATCAAAGTTTACTAAGTTTTTGAACTGGTTATTTGATAGGAAACTGAATAGGGAAGTTAGCAGTGTGGAGATTAAGATGGACAAACCTCTTGTATCTCTTAGGTCACTGTGCAAGGACGACAAAGAATACAAGAGAAAGTATTTTAGAGAGGAGGAGTAATGGTTAAACGAACTTTTATTCCAAAGTTTAAGGTTGACGATTTAGTAGTAATAACTGATGATTACTCTAATAATCCTGCATATTGTGCGTTATTTATAGGAAAAATAGAATCCATTATAATAAAGAGGGGTAAAGGAATGTTTGTAGGGGAGGATAGCAGAGGAGTATACTATAACATTCACGGGTATGACAGCTGTCACATACCTGAGAATCGGATACAAAAATATACATATAACAAATAACCCTTATGCGAATTGGCGTTATAACAGACACTCATATTCACGATTGGAAAGGTTTTAGTAGAGATACTGAAACTGGAATATCCAGACGACTTCTTGAACAAGTAGCAAACTTTCGTCAAGCCATTCAAGTCTTTAAAGACAAGAAGGTTGATTGCATTGTTCATGGCGGTGATATTGTTCACGGAGTCGGAAAGGAATCTAATGTTGTTTTGAACTACGTAAAACAGCTCCTTTCAGAAGTAACCGTTCCTGTATACTTTACAATCGGTAACCACGACACAAATGTAAGAATTAATCCTACCAACCATCATATTGTTACAAATCTTCTTCGAGACGAAATTCCCATTCCTAAAAATATTTGTTTGGTTAATTATACAGACGAAATCGACTACGAAAAAATCAAAAATTTTGATCTTGTGGTCCTGCACAAAACTCCTACGGGTGCAGAAGCCAACAACTTTACTTTTCTAGATGAAGTTAACTGGAGAAAACTTGCATCTCAGAATAAGTTTGTAGCGTTCGGGCACATTCATGAGATGCAGAAGCTTAGTGAAAATTGCTTTGTTATTGGTTCTCCAATGCACTTTAACTTTGGTGATAAAGGCAGCAGAGGAGTTTGGATAGTTGACACTAATCCGTGTTATATACCTAGTGCTGTTATCCCAGTAGGAAATGGTAAGACAGTTACTACACCTGAATTACGTTGTAAGCCCACTCTTGAGTTCATCAAACTTGACTACCCGGAATTTATTACAGTAAAATCAGCTGAAGAAGCTAAACAAGACGGCAACTACTATAGAGTTTTGGACTGCAAGACTAAGATTAATCAGGATAACGTTGTCTCTGTTGTAGTTCCCGAAGTGTTTGAGGAAAGAATTCAATCAAGCAATTTTAGGGAAATTTTAAAAGAGTGGCTTCAGATTAACAATAAAGATGAAAGCTACTTAGCCAGTATTGAAGATATTTTGGAAGAGAAGATGCAAATTGTCCGAAATATCTTTAAAGGCCGAATAGTTTCAGTATCCGGAAAGGACTTCTTATCGATTGGAGAGGTCCAATATAATGTTGAGAACGGGTTTATTTTGGTAGAAGGACCTAACGGCTCGGGGAAAACAGCTTTATTCGAACTTGTGGTTTGGACTTTATTCGGTGATTTAACTAAAGACGGAAGTGGTGATGATGTCATTAGGAATAGACCAACGAAACAGAATGATTGTGAGGGGTCTATCAGGCTGTCTTTGGGGACTGATAGTGTGGAGATTAAGAGGTCTTTTAAGAAGGGATTAGCTTTATATATCAATGGTGTTCAACCCGATTCCTTTAAGGGCTTAACAAAAACTGAAAGACAGAAATACCTAATAGAATTTTTGGGCTTTGATAAACGATTCTTTATGGCCGCCGATTATTTCAGCCAAGTAAACCTTCAAGTCCTAACTCGTTTGGACGATTCAGATCAGACTAATATGGCAACTGATTTACTGGGATTTGAACAGTATACTGAACTGTATGACAAAACTGATAAAAAGATTAAGAAGCTTGAATTGGACATTAGTAAGTGGGAAGAGGAGAAGATTCGGTTTGACAAAGAGATTGCAGTTTTAGGTTCAGAGGTTAGCAGTTTGGACGTAGCAATCAAAGATAAGGAACGTCAGGTTGCTTCCTTTGCTGAATTTGTTAATAGTTATACGAAAAAGAAAAATGACCTAGAGTTTGAGCTTTCAAGAAAAAGAGTTCAGTCACAGACTCATACGGAACAAGTTACGTTTGATTCCGAGATGGAATACTTAGATGATCAACTACTTGATATTGAGGATAGGAAGAAAAGGTTACTTGAGATAAAGGATGACTTATTTGATACAAAATATTCTGAGGGTTCTAAATTATCTACTTCAACAAACAAGATAAATCAACTCTCGGAGGAAGTTTTGAAGTTGACTCAGGATATTATTTGTTTGCATAGTTCGAACACGGGTATTCGTTGTGATAAATGCGGGTCAATGATTACTAAAGATAGTGTTGTATCGTTTATCCGTGAAAAACAGGAGATATCAGATAATAAACAACTACAGATTACTAATTTAGAGAAGGAACACCTAGACTTAAGTCAAGAGATTGAAAAAGTAGATTTGGATTTAAGTAAAATAAAAGTAAAGATTGAAGTCTTAAATGAAGAACAGTTTAACATAAAGAGAGATATAAACAAACTTCAAGATCAAAAAGAAGAACATCAAAGGAAGGTGAAAGAGTATGAAGTCACTATTGGAAAGATTCAAAGCCAAGTTGAGGAGATTAACAAAAGTATTGATAGTTATTCTGAACGAATAAACGAGTTTAAAGAGGACAAGTATAAGTTAGAAGTTCAACAGTTGAAAACAAAGAATGATCTTAAGCTTACAGAGGCGAATGCTGACTTAGTAGTCCAAAAAGTTGAACATGTTACTATCGAGATCGGGAAGTTAGAATTTTGGAAGATAGCATTTTCTCCCAAAGGCATCCGTTCAGTGCTTTTGGACAGATTTTGCAACCAAATAAATAAAATTGTTAATGATTGTTTATCTACCATAAGTAACGGGAACATGAGCGCTGTATTTTCTCCTACTAAGACCTTAAAGGGTGGAGAAGAACGAAACAAGATAGGACTGAAGGTTTTCGTTAACGGTCATGAATCCAAATACGGACTACTTAGTGGTGGAGAGCAGAAGCGGGTCGATTGTTCAGTTTGTTTTGGACTAAATCACTGGGTGTCTGAAAAGTATGGCTTGGAACACGGTTTGTTGGGTATTTTGATACTGGACGAAATTTTTGGTTTCCTGGATACTGAGGGCGCAGAATTAGTAGCTCAGTTACTTTGGTCAGAAGGAAAGAAACAGTCTGTTTTCGTTATCGATCACGCACTTGATTTATCTTCATGGGCTCAAAAAGTTTGGAAAGTTTCGAAAGAGAACGAACTAACAAGATTGGAGGTGTAGTATGGAGGAGAGCAAGTATTTGGAGTTCAAAATTGTTGGTGGAACAGGAAAGACAGTAACTGTTAACGTATTATCGAAACTACACGGATTTAAGTTGGGAACAGTTAAGTGGTATTCCACCTGGAGGCAGTATTGCTTTTTTCCAGCTACTAAAACGATTTTCAACAGAAACTGTCTTAGGGAAGTAGCTGATTACGTTTCGGAATTAACTAACAGTCATTTGGAAAACTTAGAATTTAACAAAGTGCTTTCTGATAACGTAAAAGAAGTTAAGAGATGGCCAAAATGGAAACGGGATATTACAATTTCTTCGGAATCAGCATCAACGGGTAAGTTCACAAGAAAGAATGAAAAAACAGGTTAGAAATTACTTAAAAATAGTTAATGAGTTTGCAAATGTTCAATCTCCATTTGATTTTGAGATTTTGGGCAGTATTCATTACGACAAATGCTATCCATTTATTTCCTTTCATTCGCATTCAAAGCTTGCTAAGTATAATGTAGTTGTCAACTCGGGCGCTCATGGTACAGAATCTATTGGCGTGAGAGTAATATTAAGATTTCTTCAAGAGTTTAATAAGGAATTTTTGGGCTACTATAACTTTTTATTATTCCCTATTTTGAACCCTTTTGGCTATACTTATGGCGTTCGAAGAAACGGAAATAAACAGTTGTCAAATTGGGGCTTTAATCGTCCGGATGAGTTTTTGACTCCGGAGTCTTTATTAGTAAAAGAAGCAGTATCGCATAAAGTTGATTTATTTATTGATCTTCACGCTGATAACAAGAGTGGTTTTTACATTTACGAACGTAAGAGACCAAATAAAGACAGTTTAGCTGAAAGAAGCCTAAAGATTTTGAGTAAAAACAAAATACAGGTACTTGAGGCTGATACAATATATCAAGAAAAATGTGTTAACGGAGTGGTAATAAGCCCAATTAGGGATAATAGCATGGACGATAGCATGTTTCAGCGTGGGGCTATATATTCCTTATGCATTGAGATACCAACTCAGTTATCTGAGGATAGTCAAATTATTGGTGGTCTACTTTTGATGAACGAAATTCTTGCTCAGTTTAAGGATGTTAAATGAGTATCGAAACTTGGTGGGACGATGACTATAAGTATGAAGTTGAATTAACAGATAGAATATTGAATAAAGACAAGACTGGAAAAGTTGATACTTTTGTCCTAATTTACACAGTAGTTAACCAGACAGAACGGATTAAAAAGTGAAAAAAGTTTTAATAGTATTTTTAGCAGGTTTATTTGAGCAATTTGGATTTACTTTGTATTTATTGGCGGTTAACAAACATTTAATCTTAGTTTCTTCTGTTCTAATGTTTGTATATTTTATTACATACTTATGGATAATTGATTATGCCATAAAAGATAACAAAACATTTCCATTGTTACTAACATACGCGTTAGCTGCCGCTGTTGGGAATTACACAGCGATGGTACTAAACTTGATAAAATAGAAAGGAGATACTAGTGTGGATAGTTCATATTTATGATTGTAAGGAAAAAGGTTGCTTTGATGTTCTTATTTTTGAGATGGATGAGTTACAGGAGACTTTAAAATTTATTAACGAAAGCAATCGATTTATTCTCGAAAATGTTGAGAGTAGGGATATGTTTGTTGGTTTGGAAGATTGGCAAGAGTGTTTAAACGAAAATGACAATGATAGTCCGGACAATATTCCGGACAAAATTTAAGGAGGACACATGAACGTAAAGCTATCCAGTATTTATGGGGCAAAATCAGCATTATCAACTGTAACAACTTCCGTTTTACCAATAAAACTATCCTATAAATTGGGAAAAATTTTAAAGAAGTTTGGTAGTGTGTTAAATGATATTGAGGGTAAGAGAAATGATTTAATAGTCGACAAGTATGGAGTCAAGGATGATAAAGGATTATCAAGTGTTCCAGATGATAAATATAAAGAGTTCTCTGATGAGTTTACTGTATACCTACAACAGGAAATTGATCTGGACATCTGGACATTACCTTTGAGTGAGTTAGTTAACGGTGGGTTAAGGTTGTCTCCTGCTCAAATACTTGCTTTAGATGAAATTGAGGGGTTTATTATAAATGATTTACCTGAAGAGCCGACAAAGGTAAAATAATATATGCCCGTAAAAAAGAAACTAAAATCGATTCGGTCGTTACAACGAAAAGCTGAAAGACTTTGGAAAGAGATTTGTCTAAAAAGAGATGGTAGAGAATGTCAAATAAAAAAGAACTTTCCTGAAGTTAAGACTAAGCATAGTGAGGTGTATCAAGTTGATCATTGTTTTTGGCGATCTGACAAGAACTTATTTCTTGAACCATCTAATGGAACTGTTATTTGTTCAAATTGTAATCTTCAAAAGTCTTTTGGACATCGTGCCATCGACAAGTTGGTGGATCAAATAGTTCGTAAGCGCGAAGGGGAAGAGAAGTATAATAAGATGATTCTAGTTTCTACTACAGCGGACAAGAATGAATTATTCACTAACAGAGAATGGCTGGAAGATAAGATTAACGAGTTAACAAGTATACTGGAACAACAGAAAGAGGTTACGGATGGAAGTAAAAACTTGGACACCTGAAAAAGTTGACCAGCTTAGAACTTTAGTAAATAAAGGGTTAACAAACTATGAGATTGGCAAGTTTTATGGCACTTCTTGTTCTGCGATTGAACATGTTTTAAGTAGGCACAATATAACAAGGCTAAAATTATCCAATCCCACTTTTAATGACCTTTCTATAGTAGATGTGCTGGACAAACACCTTTCAGGAATAAAGGCTTACAAGGTGGACAAGAACTTTCCTAAAGTGAAAAAAGGTGACACTCTTGTTATACACTTAACTGATTTTCATTCCGGTAAAATTGTTAAGGATCAGACAAGCAATATCATATATGACGAGACTATTTTTAAAAGCAGAATAGATCATTTGTGTTTTAACATCCTGAAGATTTTGGATAACAATATAAGTAAGGGTGTTCCAATTACAGATGTTGTAATTATTTCGACGGGTGACTTGGCTAATGGTGAAGACATTTACGATACTCAAGCATACGAACAGGAGTTATCACCACCTAACCAGGTAATGCTTTGCGTAGATGTTATAGTAAGATTAATTTTATCTTTGATAGAACGTAAACTTCCGGTTAGACTTTACGGTGTTCGTGGTAATCATGGTAGAACGGGTAAAGATACTGATCCGGCGTCTAACTGGGATAGTATGATTTATAAAATACTCGAACTTTGGTTACGTATATCAAAATTAGAAAGTAAAGTCCAAATTTGCTACGCCGAAGACACAGATTTTCTTACTTTTAACATAAGAGGTCATAAGTATCTAGCTCGGCACAAGGCACCCGAACAAAGCGACACACCCTCAGGAAGAGTGAAATTTAATACCTGGGCAAAGGAATATGATTTACACGCCATAGTATACGGTCATTGGCATCATTTTGGCATAACAGATGTTGATGGTGTTACAGTTTTTAGAGGGGGCTCACCAGTTGGTGGTGATGGTTTGTCTGAAAGTATGGCTAAGTACTCCGATCCAATCCAGTTAGTATGGGGCGTTACAGACGAACGAGTTCAAACTTTTATATACGCGATTGATTTGAAGTAGGAATTTGCTATATGGGCGAAGATTGCAAAGAAGATTGTTGGATAAAACAGCAGTATGGTTGTGATGATTGTGTATGTAAAGATTGCTACGGTAACTGCGATGAATGCGAATATTACCAAGGAGGTTAAGAGATTATATGGCAAGGGATGAGGTAGTAGTTTACGAAAGGATAAAACAAGGTTTATGTCCGATTTGCGGCGAAAAGATTATTGGTTCATCGACTCTTGTTTTAGATCCAAAATTTGGTGATGTGCTAATTTGTTCAAGACATATTACACAGGGTTCTAATAAACTAGTTGAATAGGAGAAAGAAATGAAAGAAAAAAGTATATCAACGAAGAGAAGATTAACCCCAGTTAAGAAACGTAGCTCGTTATGTTACAATAAGAAGGTAGAGGGTGTGACTAAGTGGTATAATAGACTTGAGTCGATTCGAAAAGAACCTGCTCAGGTTAATCCAAATACAAAACAACCAGCAAAAAGACGAGAACTAAAACCTTTAGAGGAGTATGTTTCAAAAATTAAAAAATAAGCAACTAATAGGAGGAGTAGATGGCAAAAGAACTGTTATTTAAGGAAGAGGGGCGGAGAAAGATTTTAAGTGGGATAGAGAAATTATCCAATGCTGTAAAGGTAACTTTAGGACCTAAAGGTCGAAATGTTGTAATTGGTAAGAAATTTGGTTTACCACTAATTACAAAAGATGGTGTGACTGTCGCAAAGGAAATTGTTCTTGAAGATCCGTTTGAGAACATCGGAGCACAGATGGTAAAAGAAGTTGCTGAAAATACTTCAGATATTGCCGGTGATGGCACTACTACAGCAACTATACTAACTGAAGCTATATTTAGGGAGGGTTTAAAGAATGTTACAGCTGGGGCTAATCCAATGGCTTTAAAACGTGGGATTGAAAAAGCTGTAGAGAGGGTTGTAGAGAAGTTAAAGGAATTTTCTATGCCCATAAAGGATAAGAAGGAAATAGCCCAAGTTGCATCAATAGCATCAAACTCAGATAAAGTCATTGGTGATTTGATTGCTGACGCTATGGACAAAGTAGGTAAGGATGGAGTAATTACAGTTGAAGAAGCAAAGTCTATAACAACAACTTTAGACGTTGTTGAAGGTATGCAGTTTGAACAGGGGTACTTATCCCCCCACTTCGTTACGGATAACCAGAGGATGGAGGTTGTTTTGGAGAATCCTTGCATACTTTTGCACGAGAAGAAAATAAACAATTTAAAAGACTTTTTGCCGTTACTGGAACAAGTTGTTCAATCCAGACGTCCACTTTTGGTTATTGCAGAAGATGTGGAAGGCGAGGCTTTGGTAACGTTAGTAGTTAACAAGCTTCGTGGTATACTTCCTGTTTGCGCTGTTAAATCACCGGGTTTTGGCGAGAAAAGAAGATCAATGTTGGAAGATTTGGCCATACTTACAGGTGGCAAAGTAATATCAGATGATTTGGGTG